TTCGCAGAGGGTTAATAAATGACGAAACGCAAATCAAAGACTTTATAAACAAAATAGACGAAGAATTATGCGAATTAACTGATTCTTGGTTTAATAAGGATATAGATAAATTTGACCCGTCCGAATTAGCAGACATTGTTATAGTTTGCGAATCAATGGCACTACATTACGGAATTGATTTGCAGAAAGAAAAAGAGTTAAAAATGCTAGTGAATGAGAAACGCAAATAATTTAAACAAACATATGAACTATCAAGAATTTTTAAAATCAAAACAAAAGAGAATTATTGAATCTGGATTTGAGATTGATGAGTCTGAATTAAACAGTCACTTATTTGACTTCCAAAAGTACATAACTAAAAAAGCTTTAAAAGCTGGTAAGTATGCAGTATTTGCAGATTGTGGACTTGGAAAAACTATCATTCAACTTGAATGGGCGCATCGAGTCACTTTAAAAACGAATAAACCAGTTTTAATTCTATGCCCTTTAGCCGTTTCCGGTCAAACAATAAATGAAGGCAAAAAGTTTGAAATTGAGGTTAAAAAACTAAAGTCAGATGTTTTTGGTCAAGGCATTTATATCACAAACTACGAACAACTTGAAAATGTAAATTGCGAACAGTTCAGTGGGATTGTATTAGATGAAAGTTCGATTCTTAAAAACTTTACTGGACACTATAAAAATCTAATTATAGATAGGTTTTCGCATACGCCTTACAAACTAGCTTGCACTGCAACACCTAGTCCGAACGATCTAAATGAAATCGGAAACCATAGCGAATTTCTTAACATTTTAGATGCTCAGGATATGCGATCTAAATGGTTTGTTAGGGATGAAGGCATGAATAATTACAGGCTAAAAGGACACGCTAAAAAAGACTTTTATGCATGGATTAGCTCGTGGGCTTGTATGCTTACAAAACCATCAGATTTGGGTTTTACCGAAACATCTGAAAAGTTCAAACTTCCAAAGCTCAATTATATTGAACATGAAATTGTTACTGAATTAAAAGTAGGTAACGGACGTTTATTTAATGAAGGCCATGTAAACGCTACTAATTTTAACGCTGAATTAAGAGCTTCAAAGGAACAAAGATTGCAAAAAGTAGTTGATATTTGTAATTCAACTAAAGGACAGATTATTATTTGGACAAAGCAAAATGAAGAGGGCGAATGGTTAAAAAAACAATTAGAAGATTGCAAGGAAGTTAAAGGATCTGATTCAATTCAGTACAAAGAATCTACTTTACTTGGATTTGCAAATAATGAATTCAGAATTTTAATCACAAAAGCTAAAATTGCACAATTCGGGATGAACTTTCAAAACTGCCATGTTCAAATATTCCCTTCGCTTGATTTTAGTTTTGAATCTTTTTATCAGCAAGTTAGACGGTCATATCGTTTTGGACAAAAGCACGCCGTACAAATTCACTTAATTAAAACCGATACAATGGAAAATGTAAAAAAAACAATTGAAAAGAAAGAACGCCAATTTTTAGAAATGCAGTCTGAAATGAATAAAAATATCAACTCAGAGGCATACGGACTACTTAACGATTATGACCGAAAAGAAGTACAGTTAAAAGATGCCTTATTAATTAAAGGCGATTCATGTATTGAGATTAAAACAATTCCTGACAATTCAGTTGACTTGATTATTTTTTCACCTCCGTTCAGCTCGCTATTTACCTACTCGAATTATATTCACGACATGGGAAATAATGAAAATCACGAAGAGTTTTTCAAACAATATTCATTCCTTCTAAAAGACCTATACCGTATTTTGAAACCTGGCCGATTAATGTGCTGCCATACGAAAGACCTTGGAGTCTATAAAAATTCAAGCGGTTATACTGGAATGTATGACTTTACAGGTGAACACACAAAAGCAGTTCTAAATGAGGAGTTTAAGCTTCATTCAAAAATTACTATCTGGTGTGATCCGGTACTTGAAATGCAACGGACAAAAACACAAAGATTGCTTTATAAAACCATTACAAGCGATTCAAGCAAAACCGGAATTGGAATGGCAGAATACATTACTATCTTTAAAAAATGGGACGGCTCAAATGAGGAGGAATGGGAACCGATTACGAACCTAACAAAACAAAATTTCCCTTTAGATGTTTGGCAAAAGTGGGCTAGTCCTGTTTGGATGGACATTAAGCGTGTAGATGTTTTAAACGGAAAAGAAGGAACTGACTTAGGTGATGAGAAACACATTGCACCGCTTCAGTTAGAGGTTATTAATAGACTTGTAAATCTTTGGAGTAATGAAGGCGAAGTAGTTTTCACTCCGTTTTTAGGTATTGGTTCAGAGGCTTATGTTGCCGTTAAAAATAACCGCAAAGCAATTGGAATTGAACTCAAAGATTCGTACTTCGATACTGCTGTAATTAATGTTCGTAATGCCGAAGTAAAAAAAACACAATTAACCCTTTTTTAACTATGTAAATAAACCAGAAAAGCAAACCGGATGGAAGCAATTTAAAAGCCTTAAAATCACTTTGTCCGGTTTGCTCGCTTAAACTATGAAAAAACACACCCAAAAATACTTTGACTTTTTCGGAATCGAATACGATCAATCCGGATGGCATAACTGTAAATCTGAAATATCAGGAGACCCCGCTCAAGATATCCACCATATCGAATGCCGAGGCATGGGAGGATCAAAAACAAAAGACAATATTGAAAACTTAATGGCACTAACCAGGGAAGAACATGAACAATACGGAGACAAAAAGCAATACATTGACTATCTTAAATCAGTCCATCAAAATTACATTGCACGATTTGCCAAAAATAAGCCTTAATGAATGGTATGCCGGAGTTCATTGGTCAAAACGCAAAGCAATTAAAGACAAATACTATTGGACTATTAAAAGCCAATTTAAGGACGTTTTAAGCAAGGATAAAGTATATAAAGTATCTTATTCGTTTTACTTCAAATTAAAGCCTTTAGACGCTTCAAATACCATTGCTATGGTTAAAATGATTGAGGATATTATCTTTGAGGATGACAATTATAAAATAATCGAGCAAATAACAATCAGCTCACAAAAAGGGTCAAAAGATGTTGTTTATATCGAAATAGTTTTTTAACTTTGGGTTTCTGAAGTTCTCATTTGTGTTTGGTTAATTGATTTATCAGCCGGCTGATTACCGGCTGATTTTTACACAACTTTAGTAAATTAAAAATGACAGACGAAATAAAAAAAAGAATTAAGCTATTAGGATTAAAGAAATCACATGTAGCAAATAAGATAGGTGCATCTAATTCTGAATTATCTCACTTTCTCTCAGGTCGAAGGAATTTAGATAGTCTAAAGCTAACTGCTTTAAAATCATATTTAGGATTGAATTAATATTTTTTTGATTAACAAAGTAAAAAATAATTTACATGGCACTATCTTATTACGAACAATTAAACCATCCGTTATGGCAATATAAACGGACTGAAATACTCGAAAGAGATAATTATACTTGTGTAGTTTGTAATTCAAGCCTTCATAAAATAGACGTTCACCATTTATGCTATTTTCCAGATTTGTTAATATGGGAATATGATAACGAATTAATGGTAACTGTATGCAAAAAACACCATCACGAATTAACTTACGATTTGCCAAAAATATCTGGATTAATCGCACTGCATTGTCTTAAATCAAATATTGATTTGACTAAAGTTATTGATATTTTATCAAAAATATAACATGGAAAGACTTCTTTTTAAGTTTTATAAAAGCTACTTTTTAATAGCTTCAGAACTTTCAGACAAAGATAGATTGATTTTTTATGATGCAATAATGAATAAGCAATTTAACGGAGTTGAACCAGATTTAAATGGAATGGCTAAATTTGCGTATATATCTCAAAAACATAGTATTGACTCACAGGTTAAGGGGTGGGAAGATAAGGTTGGAAACCAATTAACACCCCCTAGCGTACCCCCTAGCGTACCCCCTTCGACAGAAGAGAAAGTAAAAGAGAAAGTAAAAGAGAAAGAAGAAGTAAAAGAGAAAAGAAAAACAAAGGTTTTTCAACCTCCGACAGTTTTAGAAGTTAAGCAATATTTCAAAGAAAATGGTTATTCTGAACAATCAGGAGAAAACGCTTTTAAATATTATTCAGTTGCAGATTGGAAGGATTCAAAAGGTAATCAGGTTTTAAATTGGAAACAAAAAATGCAAATTTGGTTTAAACCTGAAAATAAACAGATAAATAAAACGAACGGAAGTAAAGGAGTTTTAGCACTATGAAATATAAATCTTCTGAAACAAAGCGAATAATTGAATTTAATTTCGATCAAACGAAAAAAGCAAGATATGTTTGTCCTGAATGTTCAGAATCAAGGAAAAATAAAAAGGCAAAAGACTTGGAATTTTATCCAGAGTCAAAAACTGCATACTGCTTTCATTGTTCAACTACTTTATTCGAATATAAGCCTTTTGAAACTGAACACGTATATACTAAACCGCAATGGAAAAATAAAACTCAGCTAACAGATAAGGCGGTTAAATATTTTGAGAGTAGAATGATAACTCAGGACACTTTAGTCGAAATGAAAATCTATTCTGAAAATGAATGGATGCCACAATTCCAAAAAGAAGTAGAGGTTTTCTGTTTTCCTTATTTCAGAAATAACGAATTGATTAATATCAAATATCGTGGGCCAAAAAAATCTTTTAAGCTTGTTTCAAACGCTGAATTAGTATGGTATAATTTCGATGCTATTTTAAACAACACTGAATTGATTATTTGCGAAGGTGAGATAGATTGTCTTACTTTTATACAAAATGGCTTTAAAAACGCTATTTCAGTACCAAACGGGGCTAAAAACACCGCTGAATATCTTGATAACTCTATTCAGTTATTTGACCGGATTGAAAAAATATATCTTGCTACCGATGTAGATGCACCCGGCATAGAATTAAAAGACGAGCTTATCAGACGTTTCGGAGCTGAAAAATGCTATTCGATTAATTTTAAAGGTTCGAAGGATGCAAACGAATATTTTAACCGTATTGGCGGTTTTGAATTTGCGGACATTTTAAAAGATGCCAGACCAATTCCAATTTTAGGTAATATCGAAGTTCAAAGCCTATACAATGAAATTATTGATTTGTACGAAAACGGAATACAAAAAGGCAAAACAGTTGGAATAGATGAAATTGATAAATATTGTACGTGGGAACCTGGTAGGCTTTGCACAGTTACCGGAATACCATCGAGCGGAAAGTCTGAATTTGTTGATTATTTGATAGCAAGATTAAACCATTTATACGGTTGGAAAGCTGCTTATTTTACACCTGAAAACTACCCTTTAAAATACCATTACGCAAAGATACATGAGAAGTTTAGCGGTTCAAAGTTCAAAAAGGAAACCGACAAAACAGACTTTCAAAGCATTTACGAACACATAAAAGACAATTTTTTCTACATAATGAATGAAGAAAATCTTACAGTTGAGTCAATAATGAAATCTGCTAAGTCATACGTTAAGCAAAAAGGTATTAAGATACTTGTTATTGACCCTTACAATAAGTTAGACCATCAATTAAAGAAAGGTGAAAACGAAACTCAATACGTTAGCAGATTTTTAGATATTTTGGTAAATTTCGCAAGGTTTAATAATGTTTTGGTATTTTTAATTGCACATCCAACAAAGATGCAAAAAGGCGAAGTTCCAACACTTTATAATATTTCAGGCTCGGCTAATTTTTATAATAAAACTGATTATGGTTTTGTAGCTCACAGGTTGAGAGATGACAAAAACGCAATGATTGATGAGGTTGAGATACATTGGCAAAAGATAAAATTCAAACATTTAGGCCATCAAGGAGTTAGCGAATTAAGATACAATGAAATTAATGGACGTTTTGACCCTTCAGGAATATTTGATAATACCGATTGGCTAAATACGACACCATCAAAAGAAGTTGATTTTTGGGATAATCCTGCAAACTTAGGACAATTCACTCCGAACACTAGCTTTTATGAAACCAATAAAGATGCACCATTTTAAAGAATTTGAAACCAAACAAGTAACACCTAGATTTTAAAACTATGAAAATTAAAATAATTGAAATAAGTAAAAATTGGTCAATAATATTTGATCAATTTGGATATGCTTTTGCAGGTCATTTAGTTTTAATTCCTACAATAGGAGTTCATTTTATGAAAGGATACTATCAGGTTACATTTTCATTTTTACACAAATCCTTTGATATTACTATTTTTAATTCAAAAAGAAGATTGATAAAATGAAAATCTATTACGACTCACTTCCCCGCTTTACTAATCGAATAATAAAGCAATGGAACAAACAAGGCTTTAAATACCATTACGGGCATATTCAGATTATTAAATTCGCATGGGTGGCTAAAGTCTATTGGGCAAATAAAAAATGCGTTAAAATGGCTAAAACTAATAAAATTGACATTAACCAATTAAATCTATATTAAAATGAGCATTGAATCAAGAATTGCAAAGATTTTAGAGTCTATTGATGAACTGAATAAAGATCAGGATTCGATAACGCTAAAACTAGAGATTAAAAATAGGCATGAAACAAACTATCTGACATTTGATCAGATCATGCAGATAGTTTGCGACAATACCGGATTAACACCGAATGAAATAAATACGAAATGCCGTGAGCCTAGAATCGTTAATGCTAGGCAAATTTGCCACTATATAGCGTTCAGAAAAACAAAGTCGAGTCTGGTGGGTATTGGTGCATACTTCGGAAATAAAAAGCACGCAACAGTACTAAATAGCATCAGAACAGTTGAAAACTATCTGCAAACAGATAAAGAGTTTCAGGAAAAATACGGTTTCTTTTTGAATAATTACTGATGTGTTAAAAAACATCTAAAATATTTTGCTTAGGGTATTGTGTATATTAAACTTTTGTTTTATCTTTACTTCATCAAACAAACACAAAAACTAAACATCATGAAAACAAAAAACATTTTTACTCAAGTTTGCGCAAATTGCACTGTCGTTAATTTAACAGAAAAAGAATCAATTACTTTAGATGCAATTAAAATAGGCATTGATGGCGGTTTTCAAACAGATGAGATAACTGAATTTGTTGCTGAAAAATTAAATTCTTCATTGAATACAGCAAAAGGTTATATTGGGAAATTAACTCAAAAGGGAGTTATTAAAAAAGAAGTTTATAGAGATTTTACTTTAGGTAAAATAATACAATTTTCAATAAACAACTAATAATTTAACCCCTTTGCTATCGGGATGACGGGCATAAACTTTAAAACTAAAACACAATGGAAAACTTTATCTTAAATTTATTCAACGCATGGACTTTGTTAGACTTAGTAATCATGCTAATTTTAGCAGCCTGTTGGTACTTTACTAACGAAAAGAAAAGAGATTTGCATACTGAGTACAACTATTCCGAGTTTATGCTAAAATGCGAACAAACTAAGTTCGAAAACGAACAAATTAAATTTCAATCAAAGTGGGCTGAAGCCGAAAAACTTAACCATGAAAAGCAAGAACTTCAATTTTTACTTGATGCTTATGAAGAAATAATTCAATCTTTTCACGATAAGATCAGCCGTAAAGATCAGCCAAGAGATAAAAAAGGGCATTTTGCTAAGGTTGAAAAAGAACCGGAAAAAGAAGTAACTGAATTGGTATGTAACACTACCCAATACGAACCGCACTTTACAAAAGATAACACATACAAGCCATCTGAAATCAAGTCAAAAGGAAACGATTTGATTCACATGGTTAGTAATTCTGGTGGCACTTGCTTAGTTTACAAATCAGACTTTAAACCCGTGACGAAATGAAACCAAACACTGAAATTAACTGGAAATTTGCAGCTGCATTTATTGGATTCTTTGTAATGATATTATTTGTACCTGCAAGCGATTACATTATTTCTCAATCGCTAAGCTTTATTAAATTTGCTGATTTTGATACTTGCGTTGCCGTTATTTACGGATTTATAGCAATTGCAGCTATTGTAATATTATTCAAAGTAGGTAGACAAATTTTTAACAATCTGAACAACAAATAAGATGACACCAAAAGAAAAAGCTCAGGAATTAGTTGGTAGATATCAAAATATTATAGAATCACCAATAATTAAAGGATTAAAATTAAATGATGCTAAAATATGTGCTTTAATCGCAGTTGATGAAATAAGTGATGCAATTGATTGGCATGATTTTGAATCTCCTAATAAACAATGGAATTATTGGAGAGAAGTTAAAACTGAAATTGAAAAGGTTTTGCTCAGTGATAAAAAATGTAACTTCTATAAAATCAAAGGCATAAAAGATTATGCCCGAGAAATAGATTTGCAATTAGTACCTTCTTTAAAAGTATTTAAGTTTTATTGCGGTGAATTGTATTATGCTTTTGCTGCAAAAACAAAAGAGTTAGCAGTTGAAGAATTTACAGAACAAATAGGCGACCAATTTACGGTATGTGAAGAAATTCCAGAAAGCGAATGGGATAAAAAAATCATTAACATCTGGGAGGATAACGACATGTCAAAGAAACCTTATAAACAGTCAATTCGTGAAGTTATGTGCGGGACAGAACCTCAAATGATATTCACCAACGATACTGCGTCGTTTTAAACTGGACGTTAACGGTCTGCAATATGAAAAGTGCCGAATTTGAAAAAGAATATTAACTTTAAAACAAAAGATATGATGGAAACAAAAACTTCAATTTTAGCACTAACTAAAGCATTTTTTATATTGCTTGTTATGTGCTGTTTTTCTTGTACATCGGTCAAAGAAAAAGATTCTAACGATAAAATGAATGGTAAACCTATAACAGTAATAGAGTTTGATAGTTGCGAATACGTTGGATTCTTTGACGGTTCAGGATACCACTACACGCATAAAGGTAATTGTAAATATTGTGCTGAACGTTCTTTAAAATAGCACATAATTAGCTGTTATCGTTCCGGTTTTAAGTCAGTTAATTATTAACTTAAAAACAATAAAAAAAATGAAAAAAGGTGACAAAGTAACAATTATTCCAAATTCTGAACACGCCGAACACGTGAAGAAACATTACGGCAAAACGCTGGAAATTGAAAAGCTATGAAACGGAATCCTAACAAGCATGAAAATTGCGTTACTGAGGAAATGGAATACATTTCTAAAGCTAAAAAGCTAGTAAAAGAGCGCAAAAAGTGGGAAAAGAACCAACGATTTGAAATTATTCAAGTTGATGCAAAGACGGTAACTTACCGGAAAATGGGTAAAGAAGAAAAAATAAAAAAAGGAATGCGGATACATAAAGGGGAGATTTAAATAGAAAACCCCGATCAAATGACCGGGGTAAACCTAACTAAAACTAAACCTATGAAAAAAAATCAACATTCAAAATTAAAAAATAGTTTTATTATTTGCAAGTGTAAAAAATGTTTAGTAAATTTAAAGTTCAAAAGCGTTTGTTTTTAATTGAAAGTATGGCATTGACAACAGTAAGTCCATCGGATTAATTACAACGCTTTTTAAAATGGGGCTGTAGCTCAGTGGCCAGAGCGGTTTTCTTGCAAGAGTGAAAAATATTTCAGGTCAAAGGTTCGAATCCTTTCAGCTCCACAAAAAGTTGGTAATATCCAAATAAGTATCTGCTCAAAAGGGCATAGTTTGGGTGTTTGTTTTGCTAAAAGGATACGGTAAATCACCGTATCCTTTCATAACAAATAAATTACTAAATTTGTGAATATAAAATCAGCAAATGGCAACAAGAAAACCATCATTAATAGCTGACATAATTAGAGAATATTTACTTAAGTATCCTTTGCACTCAAAAAAGAATTTAGCAAAATTGTTATACTCTGAGCGTCCAATGTTGTTTAAAGATGTAGAATACGCCAGAAGTATGATACGATATTACACCGGAAATATGGGAGACATAAAACGTAAATCTAAAACCGCTTATTATGACGAACTTAGAAAACAAATTTAACTTACCTGAATCCTTAATCGACTCATTTGAGCCGTTTAACTTTCCTGAACGTGGCAGAGTATTGGTATTTGGTGACGTTCATGTTCCTTTTCACAATACGATCGGACTATCAGCAATGATTGATTACGCATTGAAAAACAACGTCACTATGCTGTTTATAAACGGTGATTTTTTCGATCATTATGCCTTAAGCCCGTTTGCCAAAGACCCAGACAAAAAAGACTACAAAAAGGAAATAACAACAGGCCGAGAATTGTTAGCTAAGTTTGCCGAAATATTCCCAAATACTCAAAGGTTTTATAAGTTTGGAAATCACGATGAATGGTATCAAATGTACCTTTGGCGCAAAGCTCCCGAATTATGGGGAGATCCTGACTTCCATTTAGAAAACAGGGTATGTGCTAATGAAAACGGATTTACTGTAATTAAAGACAAAAGAATCGTATTGCTTGGTAAACTTCCTGTATTGCACGGGCATGAAATAAACATGAAAGGAACAACCGTAAACCCGGCCAGAACGCTTTATTTGAAAGTTAAACATAGCTGTGTATGTAATCATTTGCACGTTAGTTCTCAGCATAATGAAAAGGATATTAACGGAAAACATATTTCGACATGGTCAATAGGTCACATGGGAATTGAACATCCCGAATATGCACCAATTAACAGTTGGAACTTAGGATTTGCTATTATCGATTACGACCCTGAATACTTCGAAGTCAACAATTATAAGATCATAAACGGCAAAGTTATCAGAACATAACGACTGAATAAGCCTACAAAAACAGTAAAATATTAATTTAATGACGTAAAAAATCAACAAAATGAGCGTAAACAAATGTATTTTCATAGGGAATTTAGGTAAAGACCCTGAAACCCGCCAAATAAACGAAACGTACAAAGTAAGTAGTTTTTCTTTGGCCTGTTCTGAAAAATGGACTGATAAGAGTGGAGAGCAAAAAGAGGCCACTGAGTGGATTAATTGCCGTGCATCGAATAAGCTTGCAGATATATGCGAAAAGTACCTGAAAAAGGGAATGCAAGTGTATATTGAAGGCAAATTTAAGACTCAATCATGGGATAAAGAAGGCGTTAAGCAATACACTACTTTTATTGAAGTTCAAAGTTTGCAGATGTTAGGAGGCAAGCCGACAAATCAGACTAGCGAAAACCTACCAACTTATGAAAGTCCGGTTAAAAACTCAGGATTGCCACCGTCAGAAATGGCATACAGTAGCCAGAAAAGTGAACCTGAAGACGATTTACCGTTTTAAAAATCAATCAAATGAAAGCAAGTGAATTAAGAATAGGGAATTTGGTCTATTGTTGGAATCCATCAACCGGAACGCATAACGAAACCGTAATTTCAATAAATTGGAAACACATAAGAAATAGAGTTGAACAACCTGAAGATACAACATATGAGCCTATCCCATTAACAGAAGAATGGTTGGTTAAGTTTGGGTTTAAAGATGTTCAACGTGGGTTTTATTCAATCAAAGCCGGATCAACGTTTTTCAGATTAACTCCTCCTCAATTTATGGGCGAATGGCAGACTGAATATTGTTGGGTGTATGATGATTTTAAATTCACAGAAGTCAAATACGTTCATCAACTACAAAACCTTTACTTTGCATTAACCGGAGAAGAACTAACAATTAAATAAAACTATGAAACCTAAATTCAACTTAGAAACACCTATTCAGGAAGTATTCAGCGATGATAAATTCAATGAAATAATTCAAACTGAACTAACTGAATTTAAAAATAAAATAAATGATTTAAAACGTCCTAAAGGTGGAGTAAAACAATTCATTGAAAAATTCAGTATTGATGAAATAAAAGTGCAGTATATCAGAATAGCAAACAAGAAAGCATATTTAACAGCTATTCAAAGAAAAATAATTGTACATTTAGTTAGTGCAAGCTTAATTAAGACTATTCAATTTTATCAATTAAATCCAGAGCCATGCGAATAAAGAAAGTAAAAGGCGGTTATAAGTGGGGAAAGTCAGGAAAGACTTATCCTACTAAAGAGCAAGCAGAAAAGCAAGCTATTGCAATAAGATTAAGCGGTTATAAGGAAAAGAAGAAATAAATGGCAGCGAATAAAACAAATCAGGAAAAAGAACTTAACGAAAGACAAAAGACTTTCTGTAATGAATATATTTACGATTGGAACGCAACACGGGCTTATTCAATCGCATATCCTGATGAAAAGACTAACGAATCAATCAGAGCTAACGCAAGTCGCTTGCTAACAAATGATAACATTCAAGCATATATCAAGGAAATACAATCAGACATTCAAAAACAGGCTGGAATTAGCCGTTTAATGGTCATTAACGAGCATAAAAAGCTTGCCTTTAGCTCTATTGCACATCTGCATAACAAATGGATTGAATTGAAGGATTTTGAGTCATTAACGGATGAGCAAAAAGATTGCATTGCCGAAATAGATACAAAGGTTTTGAAAAAGAATCTAGGTACTAGGGATGAGCCTGAAATTGTAGATGTTGAATACGTTAAGATAAAACTATACGATAAGCAAAAATCACTCGATTCTATTTCAAAGATGCTAGGGTTTAATGAGCCTGATAAAGTTGAAACACGGCAATCAATCGAATATGTAAACGTATCGAAGCAGTTTCCAGACAGAAAGTAATGCAATTTTATCCATGCTTCACGGGTGGAATAAAACAAAATAGCCAAATTAGGTTAAAATACTATTAAAATGATCTATTTCATATCGACATACCATAAGATTAAGCAAATCAAGTCAAAGATTAAAGTTATTCAAGGGGGGCAAGGAGCTGGCAAGAATGTTTCAATTTGTCAAATATTAATGCAAAAGGCAATTGAAAAGAAAAGACTGATTACCGTAATGACTGACACGTACGATAACTTAAAGGACGGTGCAATATCTGATTTTAAGAATCAATTTTTTGATGCTGGCTTAGACTTTGAAGCGTGTTTCAATAAGACCGAAAAGGACTTAAAAATAGGTCAATCAGTTATTCAATTCAGGTATATATCGGATATTAAAAAGTCAGCCGGTAAGTCAAAGCGAAGGGATATTTTATACATCAATGAAGCGAATAAAATCGGGTGGGAAGTTGCATCTACTTACATCGGACGTACACATGAAGAAGTTTATATAGATTATAATCCCGACTTTGAATTTTGGGCGCATACCGAAGTACCTAAGTTGAAAGATGCAAACGGAAACCCAATAAGCGAACAGATAGTAGTTACCTATCTTGACAATGAAATGCTACCAGAATCGGAAGTTAACTTCATTGAATCAAGAAAGGATAATATTGAATGGTTTCGAGTTTACGGATTAGGCCAAACAGGATTCTATTCAGAAAGGCGCATCTATAAGTATCAATTCTGTAAAGAAATTCCTGCAACGGCTAAACGAATACCTTCAGGCATGGACTTTGGAGTAAGTCCAGACCCGACTGTTTTAATTGATGTTTGGAAAAAAGATAATTGCTTATATATTGACGAGGTTTTCAGTCTAAATAACCTGATGCCTGAAAAGATTGAAGGTGCTGAAAGAATGTCAATAGTTGATCAGCTTAAGTTAGTGGGGCATAATCCAGGACAATTAATCATTGCCGATAGTGCTGGCAAAACAGAGATTAACGATCTTAAAAAGCATAGGTATAATGTGAGAGGAGTTGTTAAGAATGCAGGCTCTGTAATAACCGGAATAGGCAAAGTTAGGGGATATGATCTTTATTTGACTGAACGCTCTGTAAACCTCAAAAAAGGCATTGAATCGTGGTTCTGGAAAATAGATG